CTGTGCTTTGACTTAGTTCAAAACAAAGCAAGTATTCAAATATCACAAGACTATTCATCAATGGTAAATTTTGCCCGATGTAAGTGTCTTGGTGCAAATGTTCTTCGAGGTCCTGACCAATTACCTTGGGATGGTAAGTTAAAGTATGATTATCAATTATGGATTGACTCTGATATTGTTTTCAATGTTGAAAAGTTTTATCAACTTGTTTTAATGGACGAAAAGATTGCATCAGGTTGGTATTGTACAGAAGATGGAAAAACAACTTCAGTTGCTCACTGGTTAGATGAAGATGATTTCAAAGGTAATGGTGGAGTGATGAACCATGAAACACTTGATTCGATTGCAAAAAGAAAGAAACCATTCACAGTTGACTATGCAGGTTTCGGATGGTTACTGATTAAACACGGTGTTTTTGAAGATGATCAGATGAAATATCCGTGGTTTGCTCCGAAGATGCAAGTATTTGAATCTGGTGCTGTACAGGATATGTGTGGAGAAGATGTCTCATTCTGTTTAGATGCAAAAGATGCAGGATTCCGTATTATGTGTGACCCTCGTATTCGTGTAGGACATGAAAAAACAAGAGTTATATAAAATTACTTATAAAGGTGAGGTTCTTTTTGAGAATCTTACGGAAGAAGAATATATGGATAAAATGCAGGATTTAGCAGATGAGTTTTTTGAAAAAGGAACTCCGCATCCGCTCGAACTTAGAACTGAAATTGAGGAAAATTAATGGCAAAAACATTTAGCATGGGTAACACAATTGAAACCCGTCCGAAAAAAACTCGACAAGGAAAAGGAAAACACACAAAATATTCGGCTACCGCCCGTAACTCGGCTCGTAAAAGATACAAAGGTCAAGGTAAATAATGTTTTGTCGCATTCGATTAAAAGACACAAACTATCAAGAGTATCATAATTATCGTATTCTTGATGGTTCTTCTTTTAACCGATGTTTAGAAATTTACAAACAATACGTAACTTACAAAAAGTTTAAAGATATTGTTCCAATCTTCGTTGAGGAGTTTGAACTTCCTCATTCTGATGTGATTGGATATTATGACGGAAATGAATTAGTGGCTTTTACTCTTGCATATCGTTTTAAAAGTGTGAATAGTGTGTGGGCTGACCAGTTCGCATGGAACTATAAAAACAAAAAGTTAGGTCTTGGACATATTGCAAACAAAAGTGAAATTGCACTATATAAAAGACTTGGATTTGATTACTTCTATTTGGGAGAATCATCAGACTATAAGGCAAAATTAGACGGATACGAAATTTCAAACTTTTTTGATACATGGCAAACTACATAGCAAACTTACCTACAAAGAAAGTATGGGTAAGAAAAGAATACTTAACTGACTTTCAATCGGGTCATGGTGAATTTGTAGAGGGTTTATGGGTCACTGCAAAATCAATACAAGGTCGTGCTTTCTATTTTGAGACATATTTACCAGAATATGGTGCAATGTATGATAAATTACCAATATCTGCGTTTCTATCATCTCCAAAAACACCAGATCCTGATATGGATTTGGTCAATTTACAGTTTTGGAACTGTATGGACTATGATTTCACTGTAATTGTGAAGCAATTTGTCGCACCAATGGAGTGGGAGTTGCGTACAAGACACTTTGGCAACCAAAAAGGGCAGTATATTTGCACTTTAGACAACTATCATGGTGATTTTGACCAGATTGATGCTTCTACAAGTGAGATGCCTGATGAACATAAGTCATTTAATCTTATTCAATTGAGAAATGGACAGTTTGCACTCTATCCAAACAACCGATGTCGCATCTATGACACCTCAATGACACCACAAAACGTAAAAATACCTGATTTTAAGGTATCAACACGCATTTTTGAAGTTGAAAATGATGTTAACTGGGGTCGTTTAGGTGATTGTGATGATTATTTCTGGACAACACCCGATGAAAGACGAGAAGAGTAGATATATTTTACATTGGATAGGTCAATTATCAAAAATTAGACCAGAATTAGGTAATTTTGCAATATGTCCATATGCATCAAAGTCAAATTTTGCAATTATTGATGAAAAATTGTGTCAAATTGTTCCAAATGCTGATTATGATGTTGTAATCTACGTTGTTGAAGATAATATAAGTAAAAATTTTCTGTATGATGCTGTAGATGACTATAATCGCAACTATTCTGACTATAAATTTATAGCAGATCATGGAAAAACAAAAACTTACATACAAGGCATACAAACAAGTAACGGAAAATACAATTTAGTGCTCTGTCAACCAAGAAAAGAGTTAACAGAAGCAAGAAAAAAACTTTCAAAAACAGATTATTACAAATATTGGGACAAATCTTACTTAAAAGAGGTGCTTGAAGAGGATTATTCGACAGTAAATATTAATTTAAAGCAAAATCTCGATAAATAATAATATTCTGTAAAAAGTGTCATAAATAAAACAGGAAATAACTGTTTAAATGGCTATAAAACGGATATCAAGGGCATTTAAAGACATAAATTTGTCTTTCAGACCCCATCCAGTCACAAAAGATCTTACAATTCTTAGAAATGAGAACGCAATAAAGAGATCTGTTAGAAATTTAGTACAAACCATCCCTACTGAAAGGTTTTTTAACTCTGTTTTGGGGTCGGATGTGCGAAGTAGCTTATTTGAATTTGTAGATTATGGAACCGCATCAACAATTCAAGACCAAATTGAAATTGTAATAGAAAATTTTGAACCAAGAGTTGAAAATCTCACTGTTGAGGTATTACCAGTTCCTGATTTAAATGAATTTGAGGTTACAGTATTTTTTGATATCGTTGGACAGGAGATACCAACACAAGAATTTTCCTTCATACTCGAAGCAACAAGATAAATGCCTTTTACTAAGTTTACAAACCTAGATTTTGATCAAATCAAGACCTCAATCAAAGATTATATTCGTGCTAACTCTGATTTTACGGATTTTGACTTTGAAGGTTCTAATTTTTCGGTTTTAATTGATACATTAGCTTATAATACTTACATTACGGCGTTTAATTCAAATATGATTGTGAATGAGTCATTTTTAGACTCTGCAACATTAAGAGAGAATGTTGTATCTCTTGCTCGAAATGTTGGATATGTACCAAAATCAAGGACTGCTGCTCAAGCAACGATTTCATTCAACGTCACAGTTAGTGGTAATACTCCGACACTTACACTACAGGCAGGGTTAGTATGTGTTGGTTCAAGTAGTGATACATCATACGTATTTTCTATACCTGAGTCAATAACAACTGTCACAACTCAAGCAGTAGATGGTGCTGGTAATGTAATATCAAGCACAGCTTCATTTAATGACGTAATAGTGTATCAGGGAACTTATTTGAATAAAACCTTTACAGTTGATGGTTCACTTGATCAAAGATTCATAATTGAAAATTCATTTGTTGATACATCAACCATCGTTGTTAAGATTAGAGGGGAGGGAGATGATACATCAAGAGAATATAATAAAGTAGATAATATATTAAACATTACAAATACATCAGAGATATATTTAATCCAAGAAATAGCAGATGAAAGATATGAATTATTATTCGGTGATGGTATTTTTGGGAAAAAACTTGAAAATGATAGTGAAATAGTCGTTTCATACATTGTTACTGATGGAAGAGAGGGTAACGGTCCTTCTTCATTTAACTATGCAGGAAGTGTTGTATCATCATCTAATCAAATACAAATTCCATCAACTACACCACAAATAACAACCACCTCAGCGGCAGCTAATGGAGGTAATATTGAGTCAATTAATTCCATTAAGTATTTTGCACCTAGACTGTATTCATCGCAGTACAGAGCAGTTACAGCCCGTGATTACGAGACTATAATACAAACCATTTATCCTAATACAGAGTCAGTTGCAGTCGTTGGTGGGGAAGAACTAGACCCACCTGAATTTGGAACTGTTTCTATCACCATAAAACCTAAAAATGGTGAATTTGTATCAGACTACGATAAAAGCATAATTTTGTCCAGACTAAAAAACTACTCATTAACTGGTATAAATCAAAAAATAATTGATTTGAAAGTATTATATGTTGAACTAGAGTCTTTCGTCTACTATAACCCAGCTCAAGTATCTACAGCATCAAATTTAAAAACAAACATTATTAATGGTCTAACATTTTATAGTCAATCGGTGGATTTAAATAAATTTGGAGGCAGATTTAAATATAGTAAGGTGTTAAATGTCATCGATCAAATAGATGAAGCAATATCATCAAATATTACTAGAGTTAGAATAAGAAGAAATCTTAAAGCATTAACGAATCAATCTGCACAATATGAATTATGTTTTGGTAATGCCTTTAATATAAATCCAGAGGGTAAAAATATAAAGAGCACTGGATTTACCGTTCAGGGACAAACTAGTATGTTATATTTTACGGATATACCAAATAAAAATAGTGATGGTGCACTAGATGGAAGTGGTAAAGGGGTTTTAGGAGTTATTAGAATAGGTCAAGATGCATCAGAAAATCAGTTAATCATACCATCAGCTGGTATTGTTGATTATGTGCATGGGGAAGTAATTTTAAATACTATTAATATCACATCGACTGAGAGGGATAATAATATTATTGAAATTCAAGCCTTCCCAGAATCAAATGATATTATAGGATTAAAAGATTTATACTTAGCATTTTCTATTGATAATAGTGAGATAAATATGGTTAAAGACACTATTACATCTGGTGAGCAGATATCTGGTGTTGGTTATAAAGTTACATCAAGTTATTCAAACGGAAAATTGATAAGAGGATAATATGATAACAACTGGAATTGATAAAAGAGTCAAAGTCCAACAGATAATAGAAAATCAATTACCTGAGTTTCTGACATCTGAAAGTCCTAAAGCAGTAGATTTTTTAAAACAATATTATATCTCTCAGGAATATCAAGGGGGAGTAATTGACCTAACTGATAATTTAGATCAATATATTAAATTAGATAATTTAACACCAGAAGTAGTTGTAGGAGAGACAAAATTAACTAGTGGTATAACAACTACTGATACAACTGTTAATGTTAGTAGTACAAAGGGATTTCCAAAAGAATATGGTCTTTTTAAGATAGAAAATGAAGTAATAACATATACAGGAATTACTACAAATAGTTTTACTGGTTGTATTCGTGGATTTAGTGGTATCACAACATATCATGCAGAAAATAATCCTTCTGAACTTACTTTTTCTGATACGAATGCTATAAATCATGAAAATGATTCTACTGTTTCAAATCTTAGTGCATTATTTTTAAAAGAATTTTATAAAAAAACGAAAACAACATTAACACCAGGTTTAGAAAATGTAGATTTTGTCAAAAATTTAGACGCTAGCAATTTTATAAAAAGTTCAAGAGCATTTTACCAATCTAAAGGCACAGAAGAATCTTTTAGAATTTTATTTAATGTATTATATAATGAAACTCCAAAGGTGGTTGATTTAGAGGAATATTTAATAAAACCATCATCGGCAGAATATATTAGAAGAGAAATAGTTTTAGTGGAGGCAATAAAAGGAAATCCATTAAAATTATTGGGTCAAACAATTATTAAATCATCAGACTCTGCAACTAGAGCACCAATTGCAGCATCAGTTTCTGACGTTTCACCTTTAACAAGAAAAGACAAATTATATTTTAAATTAGGTTTGTTTGTAGGATTTAATGATAAGGATTTAATTGAAGGAACCTTTACTATACCTGGAATTACAAGATCTATAACGAATGTTTCAGCAGGTGCTAGTGTTGTAACTGTTGATTCAACAGTTGGTTTCGGAACAACTGGATTTATTGTGTCTGGTATTAATACAAACATTTATTATGGTAGTAAATCATTAAATCAGTTTTTCGATTGTGAAAATATAGTTTCACCAATATCACCAACGGACGATATTAGATCAAATATATTCTATTATGGTTATGAAGATGGTGATTTAAATAAAGTAGTCGAATTACGTATAACAGGTGTTTTATCTGAATTTAAACCAACAACTGATATTAATTTAGTATCAGAGGGAGAAAAAATAACCGTTAAGAATGTTGGTGAAAAAATAACAGATACGGGAACAAACAAATCAAGAAAACAGATATTTGCTAATTCTTGGATTTATAATACTGCTTCAAGATTCCAAGTCGAAAGCATATCTGGGGATAATTTTGTTTTATTTACAAACGACATTGATAAGTCAAGTATTAAAGTAAATGATGAGATTGAAATACTTTTTAGAGATGAGGAAAATATAGCAGGAAGTGGTGTTGTCAATAGTGTTAGTGTATCCACTAGAACAATTAATATAAATCCCCTAAGTGGTGTTTTGCCAGGTAGCACATTTAGCACTGAACCAAATAGAACATATGACATAAGAAGAAAAATTAAAACAGCAAAAAGCTCTATTGTAGACATGGAATTTGGTAATAATGTCATCACTTCAGATATTACCAATGTTTATAATGATTCTGATGAGAGAATGTATGTTGCATCTAATTCATTACCTTCATATACGATTAATAAATCTATAACTCAATCTATTATTCCTAATGCAACAGCAAATGTAGATATACAGGGATATAATCCAAACACACTCAAATATAGTATAATTTCTTTCTCTCAAGATGTTGGTTTTATAACTGGAGATGAAATCAGTTATTCGGCGCAAGGAACAACTATACCTGGTTTAGAAGAAGGAACATATTTTGTAGAGGTTATTGCTAAAAATCAAATTAGATTATACAGATCAAGATCATTTATTCCTGTTGCCAATTTTATAGAATTTGAACCATTACCAGCAAACACTGGAACCCATACATTTTCATTAATTGGAACTTTAGATCAAAAAATAAGTCCTCAAAAACTATTAAAAGAATTTCCACTTGAACCTAACTTAGAAAATTCAGATATAATATCAACTACTCCAAACCCCACTGGTTTGTTAATAAATGGAGTTGAGATATTAAATTATAAGTCTAATGACCAAATATATTTTGGACCAATAGAAGATATTAAAATATTAAATCCAGGACAAGATTATGACTTAATTAATCCCCCTGTACTAAATGTCTCCTCACCTGGTGTAGGCAAAACAACAGCATTAGTTCAACCAGTTGTTTTAGGAACAATTACAGATATTCAAATTGACCCACAAGATTTTGATATACAAAAGGTACTTTCAGTAGAAGTAGATGGTGGAAATGGATTTGGTGCTAGTTTTGAACCTGTTTTATTAAGTAGGAGAAGAGAAATATCATTTGATGGTAGATTAGTTTCTGATTTTGGAGGTGTTGACAATGTAAATGAAACTATAACATTTTTATCTGATCATCATATTGCAAGTGGAATTCCTTTAATTTATAATGCTAATGGTAATAATCCATTAGGGGTTGGAACTGTTGGAAATGATGCTTTATCTGTTGTTGGACTTGGCACAACAAGTTTAGTTGATAAAGCAATCTATTATCCATCTGTCGTTAATTCAAATACAATTAAATTATTCCAGAGTCTTAATGACTATAATACTGGTATCAACACCGTAGGATTCACAACTTTTAACAAAGGTGGTATTCATAAATTTAAACTTTTAAGAGATGAAAAAACATTAAAAGATATTAGAGTTCTTGATGGAGGTGAATTTGAGAATAGACAAGCATTTGTTAATCCAACTGGAATTAGTACGATTGATAATACAATATTTTTTAAAGATCACAGATTTTTTACAGGTGAAAAAGTTGTTTATACAACTAATGTTGGATTAGGATCAACACAACCACAAACTATATCTGGATTATCCACATATACTGGTATTAATACAACATCAAATTACTATAGTGTATTGAAAATTGATGAAAATACTTTTAGATTAGCAGACGCTGGAATAGGTGGCACAATAACTGATAATTTTGATAGAGATGATTACATTAAATTTTCAAATTCTGGAACTGGATATCAAGTATTTAAATATCCTGATGTAAATGTAAAAATAAATTATGAACTTGCTAATACTAATGTTGGTGTCATTACTGCAACTCCAGTTATTAAAGGTGGAATATCTCAACTATTTTTATATGAAAAAGGAAGTGGGTATGGATCAGAAATATTAAATTTAGAAAAACCTGTTAATATAAAAAGACAATTAGGTAAAAATGCAGAATTAAAACCCATTATAACAAATGGAAGTATTAGTTATGTAGAAATACAATCAAAAGGTGAGAATTATACAAGTGCTCCTGATTTAGAAGTAGTAGGAATTGGAACTGGTATAGGTGCTAAATTAAGAGCTGTAGTAGAAAATGGAAAAATTACCGATGTAATTATTTTAAATGGTGGAATCCTGTATGAAGATGATAAAACATCAATAGTTGTCACTAACCGTGGTAGTGAGTTAAAAGTTGAAACAAGTATTAGAAGTTTATATGCTAACTCATTTGAGAGATATGGCAATGAAGCATTAGTAGAATCTGAGGGCACGTTGAAATATTCTATTGTTGGATATTCCACTCAAATTGGAAATGATACATTTGGAGATGATGGTGTAAAACATTCACCCATTATTGGTTGGGCATACGATGGTAATCCAATATATGGTCCTTACGGTTATAGTGATCCTAATAATAGTGACTCTGAGATTAGGATATTAGACACAGGTTATGAATTAGATGGATCTGCTATAATTGATAGACCACCATCATTTAGTAATGGGTTTTTTGTTGATGATTATGTATTTACTAACGTTGGTGATTTAGATATTCATAATGGAAGATATTGTAGAACACCAGAATATCCAAATGGTGTGTACGCATATTTTGTTGGAATAACTTCAATATCCTTAGAACCTAAGTTTCCATTTTTTATAGGTAATAGTTTTAGGTCAAATCCTGTTGAAAATAATTATAAGTTAACACAAAAAAGTTTTAATGTAGAAAAATCAAATTTAATAAGAAATACATATCCTTACAAAGTATCGGATGAATTTGCAGATAATGATTTCATAGTTGAATCAAATGAAATATCTCGACAAGTCACAGTCGTTGAATCAACATCTTTTGGTTCAGTTGATTCTATTCAAATTTTAAATTCTGGTGATAATTATAAAATAGGGAATACTGCAGAATTTGATAACACTAACACTAAAGGTGGTGGATTAAGTGTATCAGTAAGTGAATTAAAAGGTAAAAATATAACATCTATCGAAACAAATACTGATACATTTAATAATGTAGTATTAACAAGAAATAAAAATGGAAATTTCTCAGCATTTATATCAACTTCACCATCTCTTAACAATGGTGATATAGTATCTATTTCAGGCATAAGCACAACACTTGTAACTGGATTAAATGATTCATTTAGTATTTCAATAGAAACTGGAAGAACTGTGCTTTATCAAGAAATTCCTAATTCTGCCACGACTGGAGTAGTGACTGACATATATGTATCAAGTATACCAGAGCAAATTTCTATTGGAAGTAGTATAGGTATTGGTACAGAAAAACTAAAAGTTCTTAATAAATTTGATGTCAATAAAATTTTAAGAGTAAAAAGAGGAGCAGTATCTGGTGTTCATACCGTTGGAACTCAAGTTGATGTCCTTTCAAATAAGTTTACCTTACTTAATTCTGGAATAGGCATAACAGAGTTTGATTCAAAAATAAATGATGAAATATTTTTTAATCCTCATGAGTCAATTGGAGTAGGAACTGTTGTAGGATTAGGTTCAACATCATTATCGACTTTAGGTGATTTAACAAAGGTCGTTTCTACACCACTTCAAAGTATTAGATTACCAAATCATCCGTTTATTACCAATCAAAGAATTACTTTGACAAAACCAAATGCGGGATACGCTTTAACTGTTTCAAAGGATGATGGTGTTACTACGTTTAACATTCCAGAATCAGGAAACACTCAAGATGTATTTGTAATTAAAAAATCAGATAATTTTATTGGTATTGTTACACAAGTTGGGTTAACAACAAATACATCAGGTTTATCGTTTGTAGGTGATACAAAAGTTGGTTCAAGTAGTTTTGAATATTCTTTCAGCAGCAATTTCAATCAAATAACATCTAAATTAGAGAGAGTTGTATCTACTATTGGACTTTCAACTGCTCATGGTCTCGATAATGGTGAGTTCATATCAATGAATATTGTACCTAATCAGTCAGTTGGTATTGGTACGTCTACTCATGTAAATATCAAATATGATCTAGATTCTGAAAAACTATTAATAAATTCAAAAACATGTTCAACTAGTGGTATAAATTCATCCACTAATAACGTAAATATAGTAGATCATGGATTCTTCACTGGTCAAAAAGTTTATTATACCTCAAGTAATCCAATTGAAGGTTTAGATAATAAGGAATCATATTATGTTTATAGGGTAGATGATAATAATTTTAATTTAACAAAAACATTAAGAGATCTAATATTTCCTGTTAGACTAATAGAGTTCTCTTCTACAGGAAGTGATCATGAATTTTCTTTAGTAAATCCAGAAATTAATGTAGTAAGAAATAACAGTCTTGTTTTTGGGATTGGACACTCATCATTGGAAGGATTTGACTTTAAAATATTTTATGATGATCAATTTAAAAATGAATTTGTTTCTACAGGAACTACTAGCTCATTTCAAGTAACTGGAGTTGGAACTGCTGGAATAGGAACCACCAGTATCAATAAACCAACTGATGCGTTACTTACTTTAAATTATTATGAAGATAATCCTATTAGATTATACTATAATGTTCAAAAGAGTGGATATATAAGCACTTCTGATTTTGTTGATGTTTCTAATGCTTCAAGTATTAACTATATTGACAGTACTTACAATGGCACACATAGAATTTTTAATACTTCGATAGGTTCAACTACATTTGATATATCATTAATTTCAAAACCAGAAAAAATTTCATATGCCTCTACAGAAACAGAAATATCAAGTTATACCACTAAATCTGAAAATGCGACAGGTCCAATTGAAAATGTAACTATTAATTATGGAGGTCTCGGTTATAAAAGTTTACCAAATTTTGTAAGTATTGCATCAACTCAAGGTGTTAATGGTGTGCTTTTACCAAATTCTAAAACGATTAATAAAATCAATAGCACAAGAATATTAAATCCTGGTTTTGAATATTCATCAGATAATACTTTAGTGCCAGAGGCATTTGTATCTCCATTAATCTCTATTATTAATTCAAATACAATTTCTAATGTAGAAGTTATATCTGGAGGTAAAAATTATACCTCTGCTCCTGACTTAGTTATTGTGAATCCTGATACAGGTCTACAAGATACAAGTGGTTCTATTCAAGCACAGATAACTGGTAGTGCGGTATCTGAAGCATCAATTATTGTTCCTCCAAGAGGATTACAACCTGTAACACATCAAATATTTGCACTTAATAATAGCAATGGAGCTACTATAAGGACTGTTCAATTTAATCCCTCAACAGGTATCGTTACTTGTACGTTGGTGACACCAATTTTAGGATTTAGCACATCACCATTTACAGTGGGTGAAAAAATATTTGTAGAGGGAATACAACAGTATACAGATAACACAATAACTGGTGGTGATGGATTTAATTCTGATGAAAATGGTTTTAAATTCTTTGAAGTTACATCAATGATTAATAATAATCCAGCAACTGTTGAATTTAATTTATCTAACATAACAAGTAATCCAGGTGTTGCAAAGACAAATCAAAATCTATTTGCACAAATCGTAAGTAAAGATGATTACCCAGTTTTTGAAGTATCGCAGAAAATTTTCAATTTTGTTGTTGGAGAAAAAATATCTGCATTAATAGGTGATGTATTCAGACCTCTAGAATTATCAGTTTCTGAATCTACAGATGAGTTTATAAAAATTGTTGAAGACCAACCAGGCGCATTCGATTTATTTGCAGGACAAAAAATTAGAGGATCAAATAGTGGTAATGTAGCAACTATTAATCAAATAGTTAATAATAAAGGTCAGTTCTTAGTAGATTATTCATTGAAACAAGATCAGGGGTGGAGAAATGATATTGGTAAATTAAATCAAGATTATCAGGTTATAGCTGATAATAATTACTATCAAAATTTATCTTATACCGTAAAAAGTTCTATAACTTATGAGGATTTAATAAATCCAGTCAATCGTCTTCTTCATACTAGTGGTCTCAAAAACTTTGCTGATGTTGGAATAACCTCTGCAACGAGTGCAGGTGTAACAACAACAACTTTCCTTGATACTTTAGCATTAGATATAATTGATCAAAAAAGAGTTGATACAATAAACAATTTTGATTTTGCTGTAGATGTAGATGTTGTAAATAATAAATCTAAATTTCTTAGATTACAAAATACAAAATTATCACCATATATTGAATGTAGAACTAACCGAGTTTTAGAAATTGATGATATAAGTTCCTTATTTTCAAATACTTCAACAACTTTATCTAAGTTTTTAAATATTCCAATAAACACTAATTACGCACGATATTTAATTCAACTTAGAAATCCAAATAATAATTATATTCAATTATCAGATATTGTTCTCTTTGTAGATGAAGATGATATATTTACTGCTACACAGACTATAGGTGTTACATCTACATCTGAACTTGGAAGTCTCCAATTTGAACTATCTGCTGCTAATTCTATAAATTTAATATTCCAACCTGATGATGCTGATAATAATGATTATGATTTAAAGATATTCCAAAATACATTTAACACAGATTTAGCAGGTATAGGCACACAATCTATTGGATTTATAGATTTAACTGGAAGCAGTAAAGTTGTATCAACAGGTTCATCTTCTGAACTTATATCATCAAATATTAACAATACTGATGCATTTTTCACTTCAATTGAGGTAAAAGATCCAACAACAACTGAAACGAATTTTGTTGAATTATATGCAACTCATGATGGTACAAATACATATATTTCTGAATTCTTCACTGATTCTGAGGGTACTGATGTATCAAACTCAATTGGTGAATTTACAAGTGGAATTTCTACAAATATTTTCTCTATTAGTTTTGTGAATGATGAAGCAAATGAAATTTTTGTTAAATCTTCTGTAATAGGAATTGGTACAACTGCTGCTGGAATTGGAACATATAGATTTAAATCATCAGGACAAATTGATGGTTCTGAAAGAACTGTTAGATTTGAATCAAATTATGCTAACGTTTCAACTGCAACAACAGTATCATCATTTATACATGAAGAGGTATCTAGTTTTAAGAGTATTGTAAGGGTATCAAGTGGTTCTACAAGTGCTTTACATCAAGTTATTGTTGTGCATGATGAATCAGATACATTTACCACACAATATCCCTTCCTATCAATAGGTAGTACATCTGGAATTGGAACTTTCTCCTCCTCATTAAAAGGTAATAATTTAAACTTCAATTTCCATCCAGATCCCGAATTTACTGGTGGAACAAATAATGTACAAGTGCAAGTTTTTAATAAAATATTCTACAAGGATCTTGATTTATTAAATTTACCATTAGACTTACAATATGGCACTGTTACTGAATCATTATCTATAGCACAATATGATGCAATTAATGGAACAAGATCAAATAAAAAAAGTTTTGTATTACAGAGTAATACTAAACCAATATTCCAAAAGAACTTCAATCCATCAGATCCAAACGTATTAAACTTGGCAACTGGTGAGTTTAACATAGTTGATCATTTCTTTGAAACTGGTGAAAAAATAATTTATTCACCTGGTTCAACATTCACAGGTGCAAGTGTCGCAGGAATTACAACAGCAGGTGGTGCGTTAGCCTCTGGAACTGAATTATTTGCCATTAAAGGTGGAATATTACAAAATAATGGTGATAAATTTTTAGTTGCGAAAAATAAAGCTGATGCATTAGCTGGCATTGCTTTAACATTTTTAACTTCTGGTTCAGGTAACAATCATGAATTTGAAATGTTTAAGAAAAATGAGAAGGCATTGATGTCCATTGATGGAGTTATACAATCACCAATTGCATTTACCCCTATATCAACAACTTTAGAATCAAATATAACTGATAGTCAAACTTTATTCAGTGTTGCAGGTATATCATCAATAAACACTGGAGATACAATTAAAATTAATAATGAGTTTATGGAAATAACAAATGTAGGTTTAGGAACTACATCTGTTGGTCCAATAACTGAAACTGGTAATATTAATTTAATTGAAGTTAATAGAGGATTTATTGGGTCAGCTGCAACAAATCACTCTATTAATGATGTAACGAGACTATTCTCAGGTGGTTATAATATTGTTGACAGCACTGTTCATTTTACTGAAGCACCAAGAGGAACAAACAGAACACAAAGAACTGCTTCTAATTTAGAACCTGTCAGATCTAAATTTACAGGTAGAGTTTTCCTTAGAAAAGATTATAGCACCAACGTAATATTTGATGATATATCAAATCAATTTAGTGGAATAGATCAAAATTATAGAGTGAAAGTTGGTGGTGCTGATACAGTTGGTATTAATACGGGAAGTAGTATTTTACTATTAAATGGAATATTCCAAACACCAACTACATTTAATAATTTAAATAATAATTATGATTTTGCTGGTATTGGAGGAACAGCAACAAATGTTGTATTTACTGGTATTACCTCAAGCAATGGTTCGTTAATTATAAACGATAGTGATGTTAATCAGAACCAATTACCAAGAGGTGGTGTTATTGTATCATTAGGTTCAACTGGTGGTTTAGGTGTTGCACCTTTAGTAGGTGCGAGGGTAAAGGCAACTGTAGGTGCTGGAGGAAGTACAATTGTAGGTGTTGTAGGTGTGGCTACTACTGGTTCATCATATGGAATTAGCACAGCTTCATATAATAATTTAACAGGTGAACTTGAAGTTACCACTTCAACAAATCATAATTTTGGAGACATTAATGAATTTGTAAGATTAGATGGTCTAACATTTAATCCTTCTTTACCTATTGCAAATGATACCTCATTTGGTTT